TCTTCAGTTACAGTACCGTCTTGTCTGATGGTAAATTTAAGTTTTTGTTGCTCAGGCATCTAGTAAAATATAATCTATTGCGTTTGGGTGGTCATGAAGATAAGGAACATCTTCTATAGCATCCTTACCTGCTGTGTAAGAATTATCTGCATACTCACAGATTTCATGAGTGTGTAACTCATAGTCATGGTAACCAACGGTGTAATGTTTCATTGGTGAATTGTACATAGGACACAATCTGGACAGTCATATTCCTCTTCGTAGGAATGTAACTTATCGATGATCTTATCGTATTCATCTGATCTAACGCCGACACATTCTTGATAGTGTTCAACAGCTAGTAAAATACGGTTCATCTCTCGTTCGTTAAACTGCATGATAGTCCTTGACTGCAATATTAGTTATATCATACCTCTGCTAAGGTGCAGTGGTACGTGTTGAATCGTTAACCATTAAGGTCTCCCTGAATATTTATTATATGATATTTCCATTGCACTCTGGGATGCGAAAGATACATTCCAAGACATAACAAATCTATTTTCTTTAGATGAGTTTTTCTCCGTTTTATGGTTTAACCATCCTGGAAAAAATAACACATCTCCCGACTCAACATGTATTGATGACCATTCTAATCCATCTCTTCCTTCATCCTCACTAAAATATGTACGATGCATTGGTTCTCCAAACTTATAAGGAGTTAATGGATTTTTTACTAAAAGATTCCCACCGTTCTTTGGAACATGTAAGTAAGCAGCAACCGCCATAAGAACTCCCTGATGATTATGTTCCATTGTATAAGCTCCTTGGGGGTGAACATTAATCCATGATTTACTGACTTCTCTATCAATACCAGGATCACAATTCCATTTGCGTATTACCTCTGTACAAGATCGCATAACAAATTGTTTAAAATCAGACAACTCTGGCCATTGATGTGGTTGATCGATTTCTTTATATTGGTGATGCGTCTGCATAGTAGACAAAACAACAGAAGTAACACCACCATTTTTTTCTGGTGTCTCTATCTCCAACGATTTTATAAAGTTGTCTGCTGCTTTAAGAGAATCTATGGTCTTAGTTTTTAAATTATTCTCAAAATCAAAGTCGTATTTTTTTCTAAAGATTGTTGGCCAAGGGTTAAGTGCTTCCATAATATAGTATATTTGTTATCGTTTACCACCGTTCATTTGTTTTAACATCTTCTGAAGTTCTGATGTAGAACCTACGAACATAGCATTGTTCGTAACCTTACTCGGACCTTTCTTATCTTCATCTAGATCCTTAACTTTTTTCTGTAGATCCATGAGTTTATCAGTCATGTCTGCTACCTGCTTCATGGCGTTTGTAGCAACTTCAAATGCTCTTGGATGCCCTGACTCCTGTGCAACCTCTAATGCTCCTCTGACTGCCTCCTGACCCTGATCTATAAGACTATACAATTCTCCTCTGGTATACTCATAGTCCTTCTCCCTATCTTGTGAGACATCTCTGATTTGATCCTTACGTTTAGCACAGCCACCTTCGGGTGTATCTGATACTTCAACATCGAAGATCTCTTCCATGTTCTTTTCAAATATTTCGTCACTCATAATATTTCAAACCCACTATTAAATCCAAAATCATCATCAGGTGTTACTAGTATATCATCATTAGCATCAACCTGTCCATCCTGATTCTTATCAACCTTTGCTTTAGGTGTGTATTCCATCTTAACAGCTCGTCTACCAACTGCCTTATCACCAACAGACTCATATACAGTTGCCTTACGAATAATATCTGCCTTGTTGTAAGGACCATATAAGAATGTTTTAGCAGTAAACTGTAATGTATAAACCACTAACCTACGTTCTAGGAAACTATCATCCCACTCATCTTCCATGTTTATTGAGTTGAGAGTGATAGCAACATCTTTCTTCTCACTCATATCAGGAATCATATTAAGAGTAATATTAAAAGATGGTTGGAAGTATGGTAATATCTGTTCTAGTATTTGTAGTCCTGTATCCTGATCCTTAGATAGTATTCCAAGCTCAAACCCTAATGTATAAGGTACTGGTACATACTGTACTCTTACCTCATTACCATCACCTTGTATAACATTTTTATATTTTCTTACTGGACTAGTCTTTCTTGCTGAATCATAATCAATACCAGTCATCTCGAAATACATTCGAGGCATAGTAATAGCAACCTTTTGAGTCTTAGGGTTTTCAAATAGACGATAAAGAAACTTGTTCTTGGGACCATAACCCAAAGCTACTTTCTCTGCCTCTATAACCTCGTTGTTAACTGGGTTCTTCTTTTTAATTTCTATATTATTAAAAAGAGTACCGAACCCTACAACGGTTCTACGAATTGTTTCGTTATAAAAATGTGTTCCTAACATTAGAAGCTACCTGTAAAATTACCAAACTCACCAAAGGGGTTTTCTTCACCCCAATCAATTAATTCATCCCCACCTGTCTCAAATGCTTTATTCTGGTCGTAGTCAGAATTAGTATTATCAATCGTACTAAAGGATCCTAATGTATATAGGGCATTAGAATCTACCCCTCTTATCAAGTCACCATCTAAGAAGTCACCCGATTTATTCATCATAGCAAGCTCTAATGTTCCTCCATTCCAACCAGAAACTTCTCCTATAGTATTTGTAGATAGATCAAACAATTGTGCTCTATTACCACTAGTCGTTGTTGCCTCATAAGCATTGATACAATATCTATTATTAGCAGCATCATAATAGAACTCACCTTTAGTTGTAGTTGGAGTCTCACCAGTATATGTGTAACGATACTTTAACCTAAGATCTTCAAACTTCCAGAAGAAGTATTTGACTAGAGTTGTTGTAGCAAAGACAGGATCAAAACTAGCAGCATGTTCTACGTATATTTTACCATCTCCTTGTGCTGCCCAAATTCTATCACCACCTTGATTCTGGAAATTACCAGCAACAATATATTCTCTTGCTTGGAAATCGACAGATAAGGCAGGTGCTGCAACAGTTATTGTAGGTGCAGCAGTATATCCAGTACCAGGATCGGTAATAGTAACAGCATTAACAGCACCATTTAAAACAGTACATGTTGCAGTAGCAGGTATATCTCCTCCAGCAACATCAGGTGGATCTGAAATTGTAATCAAAGGTGCAGTCCTATATCCACTACCACCACCATCAATTGTAATATCATTCAAATTACCACCTTGCAATGTACCAGTCATAGTAGCGGTAGTACGTGGTGCACTTAGAGATAGTGTAGTAACAAATGTGTTCTCTAGTTCTATTTCATCAATCTCTGCTATACCAGTATCAAACTCATCAGAACCCTGCTCATAGATCTCAGCAGTGATCTCATAGTAATAGAGTTTTCCTAATTGGTAGAAAGGAGTTTCCCTCTCAACAAACTTAATCTCGTATGCGTTCTCTGTTAATGGGTAGTATATTAAGTCTCCCTCATTAGGTCTATCAGTAATAGTAAGACCTACAGAAGGTACTACAGACTGTTCCCACCTTCTCTTAGAGAGAATGAACTTAATCTCATCAGTGATCCTTACACCAAACTGACTGATGAATTCGGATGGAGATCCAAACCCCTCAACATTAACCAGTAGCATCTCTATCATATATGCTTGGTTATACTCAGAATGTACTACCTCACCAAGAGTCTTATCCCTAAGCATACTCCTAGGAATATAGTAAACATCAGTACCAAACAACTTGATTTGTTCATCAACCAAGTCCTGTACCAGTAACTGCTCGGTAGTAGCACCACCGTGTTGAGGAAAATATACCTTCTTCATCCTATCATATCCAGAGGTGGTAATTCAAATGTGCTGATGGACTTCTCCATAAGCTCATCTATTTCTTCTTGTCCTTCTTTGTATATCTGCATTCCATTAATGGAAACTCCACCAGGAAGTTGAACACCATTAAACTTTATTAAGTTTTGCCCCCACTGTCTCTTAAGTAATGCAGTAGCATACTTCTTAAGAAAGAAGTCATCCCAGACCTGTGAATATGTATTTGGATCTAATGCTCTCTCACAATCTATAATCAGCATTTGATCTTTAACTATCCTATCTGGATCAATATCAATATACAGTCTGTCTGCTCTAGTATTAAATCTATAACTTACTAAAGATCCTGTATTGATAATCATATCAATGGTTTCAAAGTGTTGCTTAACCATATAGTAGTTAACCATATCAACACCACCAAAAGCAAGACCTGTTCCTGAAGTATAGGAAAACAAGTCCATCAAATAATACTGGTTGTTTAGTCCAAACAAACTATTACGAACAAAGCTTGAACTGATACCATAAACTTTAGAGACACCAAATATATGTTCTGGTATCTCTAAAAAATTCTTTCTATTTTCCCAACCTGCTCCGTCTGGATCAGTAGTAGACTGAACTTCGTTCTGCTCATTGAATCTAGTTACGTCTGCTTCTGTAAACTTATGCTTAAGATACATCCTCTCAGATCCATCATAATGCCTCTCATGGAAATATTGGAGAGCATCATCTATCCGATCATCAATTTGATCATCATCTAAATTAATTTCTAAGACTGGAGCACCTAACTGTCTCAGACAGTAATTTTTAAACTCAGCCTTCGTGCTAGGAGCAGCCATACGAATACCAATAGTTTCCTAATGGTATTTAGCTTCAAGCCATTCTACCTTCTGATTTAGGTACATTTCTCAGTATCATATTAGCTGCTACAACGATCTTTTCATCTTCATGTACTTGTAATGGAACACCATGAGGTTGATCTGAATGAAATATTACAAGTCTACCAGGTTTACATGGTATAGCAAAGACTTCTGAATTCCTAGCATTAAACTGGGCTGGTTCTTCTTGAATATTTTTATGAAAATCATGAAAAAGAACTTCGTGTTTTTCTGGATCAGCTTTTAAATAATAAGCACATGAAAGAAATCCTCCATGATGAATATGAGGAAATATAAAATTTCCTTTAGTTGAATGGTTAAACCACATACCAGCCATGAATAAATCACTTGCTCTATGATTAGCATAACCATACTCAACCATAAATCCCCTAGCAACTCTAAGAATTTCTTCTCCTAGATCTTTGAATACAGGTAGTCTATGAAGAGTTTCTATAGTGCTGTGAGTGGAATTTACATTAAGAGTTTTATTACCAGCAGTCTGATCTCTAAATTCTTCCACCATCTCAAGCATTTCTGGAATCAAATCCAGACCTATATTATCATGGCGACAAACAACTTTAGGAAACATCTCATGTATTGCTAATTCTTCTTCAAAGACCTTAGCATCTGGTCTAAAGCTTTTCGAGTAACTCATTATTCAGATGGTTGTGTATATGGGATTTCAGGATTGTATACTACTTCTTCTAAAAACCATGCTTCAACAGCAGCAATGTGATCAAATATTTTCTTTTGATCTTGGAATTCACAATACCAATAGACTTCAGCAGCAGTTAGTTGACCATGTTCTAGAATATCACTATCACGAATATGATCGTATTCTGGTTTCTGATCTTTTAGGAAAGCTTCTATCACCATATTCAATTCATGACCATGCTTCTCTTCAATCTTTTGAACTATTTCGTATAGAGGAATCTCCGATAACAAAAGTGGTTTCTCTCTATCAGGGTGCTCTATTAGAACAGGTGTTTTATGTCCGTATGATATAGGTTTTGCATTCTCATCAACATATATTACATCAGGGGATATCTCTGTTGGTGTAGTATCCGCAAAGCCTTTTCCAGATTCGCTCATTTCTTCAGATCTAAATAACTATAGTATAACATATTTATAGTCATAACACAACTTGACATAAGACGGGTTATACTGTACAATTATAACACACGTGTAGCAAGTAAAATGAGTATTAAATTATTGGTATTGGAAACTGGTGAAACAGTAATTGGTGATATCAAAGAAGTAATGGATAAAGAGAAGAATGAAGCTTTAGGATATAAAGTAGAAGCTCCTTACACTATAGATTTTACTCCTGGTAACACTCAGAATCTAAACGAAGAAGCTCCTAATCCTGAAGATGTACAGCAAGGTGATATTGGATTTAGATTTTGGGCTCCTATGTCTGCAGATAGAGATTTCCAATTCACTTATAACTTTGTTAGAGTAGTATACACACCTCATGACGAGATTATAACAGCATACCTAGAAGTTATTTCTAGATACCAAGCAGAGAATCTATCTGTGATAGAACCTGATATGAGTGAGATTGTAGTTAGTGAAAATCCTAATGAAACTGATGATAATAGTGGAGTTCCAGGTGCAGTAAGTCCAACTAACCTTGCACACCAACCCGATATGCCTTCGATGGAAGGAGACCAGAAATTTGAAATGAATACACCTGAATAAAGTATTATGAGTAATATACGATCTCAACTATTGCAGAGTGATATTCACGAAGCAATGCACATCTGTGAAGATATGGATATACAAGACATGGGTGAATATGTAGTCTGTGATAATGTCTTTGAAAACCCAGATGCTGTTAGGGATTTTCTTATAAAGTTTCCTGCAGATAATGCTGATGAACTTAAAAGACTTATGTATCTAAACGGTGATACTAAACCTGAATTCAAAACTCCTAATGGTATAACACAACTACTTCCAAATCAATACTTTGATGTATGGTTTCAAGATCTTTACAAGATTCTAATAGAAGCAGAATTTATTCCACATCAAGTTAACGAATACTTGAAAGACAAATCTTTTATGAGTGGTCTCTCTAGAAGTGGGTTAGTAGTTGCTAATCTACAACATGATAATATGACCATACACAAACGTGCACAATGGCCATCTCCTCTAGTAGAATTTGATTATTCATGTAATTTATTTTTGGGTGATGATATAGATCCTGAAAATGGTATATCTTTTTATGATCTTATGTTCCAAGGTCAAAGATATAAAAATGTAGAAGAGCTTACAAAAATTGAGGATAAAGAGACCATAGCTACAATCAGAGATTATTTGAATGTCTTTGTAACAGTTCAACCAGATCTAGAACCGTATACAACATACAAAGAAACTAAGTATTACGATAAAACTAGATTCGTAGAAGCACAGAAAAATAGAATGGTTATTTTTAAAGCTGGTAGATGGATGACTCATGACTATGTTGTTAAAGAGGACTCTGAAAGATATATGTTTAATACCAATATTATTGTACAACAAAATCAACAACAAGGTGGTCCAGAAGGACAGATGATGGGAACACAAAAGATGCCAGACTCTGATGCAGAACAACAATCTCCTCCACAACAATGGGATAGTGATTATTAACTATGAGAGATTATACTAAAGACAAATTAGACCTATCTGAATTTCATCGATATACTAGTAGGGAGTTAGATGATGTATTTGCTCTCACTGATAATCTAAAAATTATAAATGAAAAACATGAAGAATCTGGATTAAAATATGTTACTATCCATAACTTTTTTAAAAGACCAGATGCTGTTATAGACTTTTTAAAACAGATACCTTCTGAGGATAAAACAGAAAGTATATTAAAAGATAAATTCACCTACATGGCTAGTAATGCTCCTGGATTTCAACAACCATTGGAATCCAAATTAGCAAGAAAATTATGCGATGAGATTTACGATCTAGGTTTTAAAACTGGATTACATAAGTACGAGAAACAATCAGTTCATTTTAATTACTATACAAATACTTGTTACCCTAAAATGAAAGCTTGTCAAAACAACTGGCTTCCTCATATAGATCCATTCTCATTAGCATGTAACATGTATCTTACCCAGAATGATAATACTGGTACATCCTTTTTAAGATTCGTAAGTACTGAAGGAAAAGCATATTATAATTCAATGCAACTTTCAAGATCAAGAAAAGCTAGTGAGGAATATTCTGAGAAATATGAGTGGAGTGTAGAATCTAAAGAACGCTTTAGTAAGAATACCTTAGAAGGAACTGATATATCCGATTGGGTATATTATGAGGGAGACTCTCCAGATGAACCATTACCTAGATTTGAAAGGTATGCTTTTATTAAAGCAGATAGAAATATGTGCTCTATGTACAGAGGTAATAGATGGCATTGTATATCATACGATGCTGATAAAGAGAAAGATCTTAGATACTCTCTTGTAGGAGTAATCAAATAAAAAGGAGGGGTTTATCCCCTCCTTTTTTTTATTCTTTTTTTTATCCTGTAATATCTTTCCAGTCTTGTGCATGTTTCTTTGGTGCATACTTGTTATACAAGTCTACGCCTTGCTTTAGTTGTGGAAAATTTAGATCCCCACAATTTATCTTATATGCAATCCACTCATTTTCAACTTTGTTCCAATAAGCTTCGTCTGCAACTCTAGTAGCTTCGTCTGGTTCAACGTGCCATTCCCACCTTGCAGCATTCATGTCTTTGAGTGCTGATTCTAAACTGACCAGGGTGCCCTCGCACCCATGACCGTTTAGATTTTTTGATTGATAACTCATTTTAGTATCTCCTTATAGATTATGCTTGTGATTCCTGCCATGTAATTCTAGCAGATATTGAGTAAGGGTTCGATAGATTAACTCCAGAAGAGTCAACTATGTTTCCTACAACTGTTAGAAGGTCAGGTCCATTTGGATAGATACCGTCACCACCTAAGATTGAGTTACCCAACGCACTAATCTTCGATAGGTCGAAGTTAGTTGATGCGGTTTGTCCTTGTCCTGATCCAGATGCTCTGAACGATAGAATCGTTGAACCAGATGCTAGTGTATCAGAAGAACTATGTCTAACCAACTGACATAGTGATGGGTTTTCAACATTCTCAAATGTATCTGTACTCAAGGAAGGGTTCAGTCTTAGACTGACCTCTGTCTCGTGTGTAGTCAAGATACCAATCGAGTCAAGCTTAAGTTGCATTCGGTTGATAATCTCCCTATCTCCTAATGCTCCAGTAATCGAGGAGTCAACTGATGGAGCCAATCTAATCGAAATTAGAGGCATATCAACAGGAATCAAGTTCTCGTTACCTGCTGGAGCACCAACTGAGAAGGTAGTACCACTTGAAACAGCAGGGTTACCTAGGGTAGAGTTGATTTGTGAGTAGTAGTTTCTTGGGAAGTAATCAGAAGTACCTTCGTAATACTTAATGTATACGTAGTAAGTAGATCCTGACTGATATGATCTAGTATCAATTGTCCTACCCTCTTGGAAGTATCCATTAGCAGCAGAACCTTCATAGATGTTAGTGTTAATCGTTAGAACTGATCCATAGGATCCATTATCAAATGGGAGTCTGATAAAGTATCTTCTATAGTACCAGTTAACTCTTTCTTCAGTAATACTAGAGTTTCCATTTGTCTGAGCAGAGTTAGCAGAACTGTTGGTATACTTGTGAGTAATACCAGACGCAGTGAATAGATACGCTTCGTCATCCTGGAATGTACCATCCATAATAACAGATGTACCCCAGTGGAACAGAGTTCCTACGTAATCAGGATTATCACCGTTCTCAATCTCGTAACGAGCAGGTAGGTTACCTGAACGGAAGTAAGATTCAGTTAGGATGTTGTTGTGCTTGAACTCATGGAAGTACTTAACATGTCCATGCTGATCTTTAAATCCAAAGCGGATCTTACCAGCACCATACCAAGAGTAATCCATATAGCACATCTGGATCTTAGAAGTATCCAAGATGTAAGCAGACTTACCAAGTCCATCTCCAGTGTCGATATTCCAATTTGCTTTCGCAACCTTGGTATCAACTGTCTTCGTCATGATAACGTCTGCATTAGTCGAACCACGGTATGATGGTTGAATTGTTATCTGAGTATTGTTAGCGACCTTAACGACCTTGTAACTCATACCACGAATAACAACCATGTCTTTTGGAAGTAACTGTGATGTAAACTTAGTATCATTACCAGTAACGATCTGTGAACCCTTGATTACACTAACAGTTCCTGGAAGCTGTTTCACTGAACTTCTACGGCAACAGTTGATCGTTTGACCATCCATCTCATAGAAGAATCCGTTCTGATCATCAAACATACCAGCACGTACTGAACAATCTTTCCAAGCTAGAACAGCTAGTGTTGGGAATCCAGCACCAACAGACTGCGAAGGAACATTTGTTAATAAGTATGTGAATGTAAATTCATCAGTAATTGATAGGACGTTAGTTGCTGTTGATCCAGTGTTAAACTCTGGAGTATCACAATCAATAACCTTGATATTAAGTCCAGCACTTAACTGGTGTGGTTTAGTTGTCTTACATTCTGCAGTAATAACTGGATCAAATGTAAGTGACTCATTACTGATTGTTTCAGTTAAGTCAGCAGTTAGTTGAACGGTTGTAGCATCAATAATCTCAGCAATTTTAACTGTATTACTAAAACTATCAAGAGCAAGACCAGTACCAGTTACAGGCATATTAGCAACAAGCACTGCACTATTAGCGACAGTTAGTATGTTAGTATTAATTGTACCTGAACATGATTGTATCTGTTGTGTACCAGATGTTGCAAATGTTAGGTTTGAGATCGGAATCTGTGGTGTGAAGTTAATAGCAAGTGAGGTCTGAATACCTTTA